GGCTCTTAAAGAATAAAAACACAAGGTAGGTACATTACAATGCCACCCAAATACGAAAAGAAGACCCTTCACCAACACTGTCTGGATAGGAGTGATGCGTACATTGGCTCGTGTCTTCCAGAAGACAGGGATGTGTGGGTTCCACAGGGTGACAAGTTTGTCAAACGTACCGTGCGTGTCTCCCCCGCACTGACCAAGGTTTTCGACGAAATCTTGGTGAATGCTTTGGATCAGAGTTCTCTGAATCCATCCGTTACGAAGATATCCATCGACGTGGATGAATCGGGTAGAATCACCATCGCCAACAACGGCATCTCCATCCCGGTGGTGATCCACGAACAGACGCAGGTCTGGACGCCCGAACTTATCTTTGGACATCTTCTCACTTCTTCAAACTATGATGACTCAGAGGAGAGGACCACTGGTGGGCGCAACGGATATGGTGCCAAGCTGACCAACATCTACTCCAAGGAATTCGAGATCAAAGTGGATGACCCAGATACCAAAAAGTCCTATCACCAAGTCTGGAGGGACAACATGCGCGTCTGTGCCGAACCCAAAATCAAGTCCTTCGCGGGAAAGACAGCCAAGGTGCAGGTCAGTTGGGTGCCTGACTGGGAACGCTTCGGTCTGAAGGGAATCACCAAAGACGTTAGGGACATGTTCATGAAGAGAGCTCTGGATGCCGCAGCATGGGTTCCGACTAAGTGCAAGGTTCACTACAACGGTGAGGTCTTGGCGATCAAGCATCTTCAGGATTACACTTCACGCTTCACCGACCAACCCTTGGCACAACTCAAACAGGATCGTTGGGAGGTGCTGGTATGTTCGTCGGCGGGTGCGGGCTTCAAGCAAATCTCATTCGTCAACGGCATCTGCACCGAGAAGGGAGGTACCCATGTGGATCACGTGGTCAATCAGATTACTTCGGACTTAGCCAAAAAGACAAAACTGAGACCCTCGCAGATCAAGCAGTGCATGTTGGTGGTCGTCAAGGCGGTTCTGGTCAATCCTTCATTCTCCAGTCAGTCCAAGCACGAATGCATGTCCCGCGTGCAGGACTTTGGATCCAAGTTTGAACCCACTTCGGCATTTTTGAAGCAGGTCAAGGGCGTTCTGGAACAGGAACTTTTGGCACAGACCAAAGCTTCCGAGGTTCGTGACCTCAAAAAGACCGATGGTGCCAAGAAGAGCAGGATTTCAGGCATCCCCAAGTTGGACGACGCTAACTGGGCAGGGACAGCCAAGTCCAAGATGTGCACACTGATCATCACTGAGGGGGATTCCGCTAAGGCTCTGGCTATCAGTGGGTTGTCTGTGGTCGGTAGGGATCAGTATGGCGTCTTTCCACTCAAGGGCAAGCCAAGGAACGTTCGGGACTTGGGGTCGAAGGCACTGACCGCCAACCAGGAGTTCTCCGACTTGAAGAAGATTCTGGGTCTTCAGCAAGGCAAAAAGTATTCCGACTTGAGTGAACTTCGCTATGGGAGACTGATGATCATGACCGATGCAGACGTGGATGGTTCACACATCAAGGGTTTGGTCTTGAACATGTTCGACTGCTACTGGCCCGAGTTGATCACCATGGGCTTCGTCGTGAGCATGATCACTCCGGTGATCCGGGTGAAAGGAGGACGGATCAATGAATCCTTCTACTCAGAAAGGGACTTTGTGAACTGGCTCGAGCAGACCTATCAAGGAAGGGTGCCACGCGGAGTCACCATCAAGTACTACAAGGGTCTGGGTACTTCGACTTCAGCGGAAGCCAAGGAATATTTCAAGGATCTTGGACGATTGACCGTGGGATTTGTGGCCGACCAAGAAAGTCAGAAGTCGGTGGGTCTGGCATTTGACAAGTCGCTGGCGGATGATAGAAAGCGCTGGCTTGCCGAACCGTTTCGTGGCGATCCCCTTCCATACGGCAAGGTGACCTCGGTGACCGTTTCAGATTTCATTCACAAGGATCTGATTCAGTTCAGTCACGCAGACATTCGGAGGTCCATTCCAGATGTTCGTGACGGACTGAAGCCTTCACAGCGCAAGGTCATCTACGGGTGCATCAAGCGCAATCTGACATCTGAGGTCAAGGTGGCCCAGTTGTCTGGTTACATTTCCGAGCACACTTCCTATCACCACGGCGAGATGAGTCTTCAAGGAACCATCGTGGGGTTGGCGCAGGACTTTGTGGGGTCGAACAACATGAATCTGTTGGAGCCATGTGGTCAGTTCGGAACTCGTTTGGCTGGAGGTTCGGATCACGCGAGCGCCAGGTACATCTTCACGCGTCTGTCCGGTCACGCCAAGGTCTTTGATGAGAGGGACAATGCCTGTCTGACCTACCTCAAGGACGACGGGAAGCCCATCGAACCGGAATACTACCTGCCCACGCTGCCCATGATTCTGGTGAACGGCGCGGAGGGTATCGGAACGGGCTTCAGCTGCAAGGTGCCTCCGCACAATCCTGTGGACGTCAAGGAAAATCTGAAACGGTTCATTCGTGGCGAGTCACTAAAGCCGATGAAACCCTGGTTCCGTGGATTCAAGGGGTCCGTCGCGGCTTCGGACGAAGGCATCTGGACGCTCAAGGGTACGTGGCAGGCGAGTGGCGACAAGGTCGAGGTCACCGAACTCCCACCTGGCACGTGGACCCAGACCTACAAGGAGTTTCTGGAAGGGCTTGTTGAGAAGAACGTCATCAAGAACTACAGCAATCACAGTACGGAGGAGGATGTCCGTTTCGTGATCACCGGCTACAAGGGATCTGCGCCAGAGAAGGATCTCAAGTTGACTTCGACGATCCGAAGCACCAACATGTATCTTCATGGACCCAATGGGATTGAAAAGTTCGACACGCCCTTGGACATCCTCAGGACCTATGCAACCGAGCGGATGGCACTCTACGACAAGCGCAAGAGGTATCTGGTGACCACTTTGGCGAAGCGTTCCGGGATGGCGATGGACCGCGCCAACTTTGTCAAGGGCATCCTCGACGGATCCCTCAGGGTCATGGGGCTGAAGAAGGCAGACGCCGAGGAGAACATGCTCAAAAAGTTCAAAAAGGTCGACGGAAGTTTCGAGCATCTCTGGGGTCTGAAGACTTCGCGCTACACCCAGGAGGCGGTGCAGGAACTCATGCAGGAAGCTAGGGTCCTACTGGACGAGTTGAAGCGGATTCAGGGGATGACCACCAAGGACATGTGGCTCGAGGATCTAAACCACTGAGGCAACCGAGGCTCTGGTAGGTCTTGCGCTCTGTTCTGCTTGTGGCAGACTTCTCCACCTATTGGTGGCTTTGTTCAGCAAGTTGGTCCATCGGGTTGTATGTTCCTGAACACTTTCATCATTTACTCTTTCAGAACTTGAATATATTTTGAATTTTCCATTTGCCATTTCAGGTCTCGCCAACTTATTCTGTGGATCTTCTTCGTCCATCATTGTCTTGTATTCTTTGATGATATCGCTCGGAACTTCTGGAGCGTGGTCGATGATTTTGTCGTAGTCTTCGCGGACCTTGTGGCAATATTCCACGGCATTCATTCGGTCTTCGGGTTCCAGGGAGAGTTCCAGGGAAACGTCACGGGCCAGGCGACTGAACATCTTGGACGTCTGCATGTTGGATTCGTACTGCTCGCCGCACCTCAGGAACTTGTGGACACTGGCAATCCCGGCAGCCGAAAGATTCAAAAAACTGAATACATACAAAAGTATTTGTGAATTTTCTTCTTCCGAGGAAGCCACCAGAGTTCCCAGCCCAGCCAGGGTGGTCAAGGCGATATTGATGATAGAAAAGTTCGTATGAGAAACGCTGTGGCGTACCGCGCATCTGTGATGGATCCACCGGTACCCCAGAGCCTTTTCGCCCCAGGACTTGATGAGTTTCTCCTGCTTCGGGTGCCAGCTCATGGCATTCTCGATGCGCTTTTGTTTGTCCACCAGGAACTTGGCTTCGAGGTGTTCTATGTGACTTTCATCTTCTGCGTCTGATGCCATCTACTTAAACATTACATTTTAATAAATAGAAATGAAGTTCTCTACCAAGATCGTTACTTTGGAAGACGGGGTCAAGGAGGTTGCTGTTCGTGCGGACGACGGAAAACCTTTGTTGGTTACACTCAAGGGAGCCCAGGTGGACTCTGTGGACGATGAGCTTCTTCTCAAGATTGATGATGAGACCGTGGCACAGTGTGAGGATGCTGTTCTGGCAAAGGCTAAGGAGTCTAAGGTGGCTTGGTTCGGTAAAGAGATCGCAGACTCTCGACTTGAAAGCGCATTTACTTCTTCTTTTTCTCTTGACGAGAATATCTTGAGCGTGCATAAGGCGGAAACGGTCAGGCTGTACGACGCCAAGCGGGTGTTGCTCGAGGACAGGGAACTCGCCAAGGACGATGTGGTCGATGTGGTGGTCCAGCTCCGGTCGGTGCAGTTTCTCCAGAAAAGTTTCGAGACCGAGTGGGTGCTTCATCAGGCCAAATTTAAGGCTGAGCCCAAGCCGAAGAAGGCGGTTGTGGATTTTTCGGATTGTCTTTTTGAGGAAGAACCAGAGTCAGAGGAAGAGGAGGATTTTTTTTAGTAAGTAACATTAAACGATATGAAGGTTAAGATGATGAAGACCGAGACCATGTTGCTTTTGGCTCTGCTCGTTGCCGTGGGTTATTTTATGTGGGCGAACAACGGCGCGATCCGCCGTGCCCTCGGGATGGCTCCCAAGGAGGGGATGATGTACAAGTCCTACTACGAGGGTTCCAATGTGGATGCGTCCATGCCAGCCCCAGTGAACGGTGGTTCTCTTTCAGTGCCCGCCGCGGCTGCCAACGGGATGGGGGTTGCCTCCAGCCTGCTCCCCCGCGATGTGGCGGCTCAGGAGGACTTCGGTGAGTTCGCTCCCGATGACATCCTCAAGGGTCAGAACTACCTGAACCCCCGTGCCCTCATCGGCTACCCCGAGACCGTCGGTGGTGCTCTCCGGAATGCCAACCAACAGATCCGCTCGGAGCCCCCGAACCCGCGCGACCCCGTCACGATCTTCAACACGTCCACGATCGTCCCGGATCAGATGCGCCCCGCTTTCGAGCTTGGTCAGGGTACCGCTTAGATTGATCTAGATTAATACATTTTAGAAACATTCAGGGAAACAACTCTGACTGTTTGTGAATTAAAGAATATACTTAATTTTTTTGCTATGAAGACTGTTGCGTTTGGTGAAAACACTATATCCGAAAGGGGTACAACAGGTTCAGTTCTTGATTACGCTTATTACAATGAAAAGATTCTTGGAAATAAGTCAATCATCATATACGATAAGAACTCCCCAGGTCATAAGAAAGATATGATAGACTATCTCGAAACTATGTTTCCAGTAGTTGCCTCTGATAGTTACAAGGATATTGATGATATAGTAGAAAAATACAAAGTTACACATTTTTATAAAATTAAGTACGGATTCAATGATCATGCATTATCAAAAATAGCAAAAAATTGCGTACACTGTGTATTTTCATGTCATGATCCTCACGGCGACGTATACGCATCTGTTTCCCCCTGGGTGAAGAATACTAATGGTAGATATCCATGCGTACCTCACATGATAAATCTTCCGCAACATGACAGAAACCTTCGCGAGAAACTTGGTATACCGTCTGACGCAACCGTTTTTGGTGGATATGGTGGCAGAGACAGGTTCAGTATAGGATACGCACGTCAAGCGGTTTATAACGTAGCTGTAAGGTACCCAAATATTTACTTTCTCTTTGCAAACTTTGACCAATTCTGTCCAACATTGCCCAACATCATTCATCTGGATACGATATACGGCAAGGAAAACAAAGTGGAGTTCATCAATACATGTGACGCGATGATGTGGGCAAGGGCAGATGGTGAAACATTTGGTCTCGCGATTGCCGAGTTTTCAACAAAGAACAAACCTGTATTTGCCACAAAGACGGGAGTTGATGATGCCCACGTGGAACTCTTGGGCAAAAAGGCCATCTGGTATAATCCACACAACATTGAAACACTTTTGATTTCATTTGATAAGATCAAGGACAAAATCAAAAATGACGACTGGAATGCCTATAGAGACTATGAACCCGAAAAGGTCATGAAGATTTTTGATGAGGTGTTTTTGAATGATGATGAAACAAATAAAGTGGTTTTTAATGAGTTGGAAATTGAATATTTTAAAAATGATTTATTGGCCATAAGTAGTATTGAAAAACAAACAGAATGGGAACCTCATATAACAAAATTTATGGAGATGTGCAATCATAATTTTAAATTAAGTAACGTAATCGACGTAGGTGCAAATTTTGGGTATCATTCTTTAATGTTTTCTAAAAATATAAATGGTAATGTTTATGCATTTGAACCACAACCACAAAATTATAAATTATTGAAAAATAATATTGAAAATAATAAAATTAAAAATATTATTCATTACAATCTAGCATGTGGAAATGATAATTTCAAGGTCAAGATGCCCATTGTGAATACTTCAAAAAAGGTAAACATGGGAGATTTTACACCAAATTACACCAACGAACATTATGAATTAATTGACACAAAAAGTTTAGATGAAATGGATTTTCCAAAAATAGACCTTATAAAAATTGATGTACAAGGATGGGAAAAAAATGTTATAAATGGATCCAAAGAATTGCTAAATAAATATAAACCCATACTCATTGTTGAATTCGAACATCATCAATTAATCAAAACAAATACTTCTTGTGAAGAATTATTCAAACTCATTAGAGACAATAACTACTACATTTTTTATTTAGAATACAAGTATCCTTCTGATCATGTATGTGTTCACAATGATAATCTTGAACACTTTAGAAAAATTATGAAAGATTATATAAAACAAAATACAACTAATAATAATCTAAACAACAATCTTGGTTATGGTGTTACCGAAAAAATAACAACAACGTTTTTGAATTAAAGAAATTGCACCACTGGTAACAAAACTATGTCAGACGGAATGCCGATTAGTGATCAGTTCAAGGAGGCGATTGCCGAACTCGAGGGAATCAAGACTCAATTAACGGAGGCACAAAAGGCAATCAAGGTGCTCAAGGAACGTGAGACCAGTTTGAAGACCTTCATTGGTGGATACATGAAGGCTCAGAAGATCGATGACGTCCAGACGCGTGGCGGCACCAAGGTCACCCAGAAGACGTCAGTCAAGAAGCCGGCGATCACTAAGAAAATCTTAATGGATGAATTACCAAATTATATTGAGGGAGGTCAGGAACGCCTCAACCAGATCATCAAGGAGATTGAGGATAAGTTAGAGCCCAAGGAGACATCAAGCCTTCAACTCAAGTTAAAGAAGAAATCTGAAGAGTAAATAGGTAACCAAAATGGTGGGATCTAATCTTCTTGACTACACCCCAATTGCTTCCGAGCCTCAGGTGATTGAGGATTATGACAATGAGGAAGAGGAAGGCTTTGTGGATCCAAATGAATATGAGTATGAAGATTGGATAGCCTATTACAGCGACGAGTTATGGAATAACTGGGAGTTATACAGAGAACATTGTTACGATAATATGCTTCCAGTGACACTCACGTTTTCCGAGTTTTGTAAAAATGAATACTATTGTTAGATTAAATGTTGGCAATTATTAGATATGGTGCGATTGCCAGACGTGACAAGTACAAAGGTCATTGTTCCAACCGTTCTCTTCGCCTTCCTGTCACCCGCCGTCACGGGTATGGGAGACTTTACAGATCGACTGGGAATGACCTCTGTGTTCGGTATCCTGTATATAATCATTCTTCGTGGGGTGATGAAATTCGTGGTTCGGCCAAGCGAGGTTTATCTCGCATCCGGAATGTACTTTCTTCTGAGCGGAATGACGACCGACCAGACGATGATCATAAGGAACACGTTTCTTTACTGGATCTTATTCGCGGTTATTCGCTCACAAAGTCCTCTCGAGTTCTAAAAAGGATGAAGTATCTCGTCGTGGGTCCCGGTGCCATGGGATTCTATGCCATCCTAGGCACAGTTTATGCTCTCAACAATTACGATAAAACTAAAGATCTTGAAGCAGTTGCTGGATCATCTGCGGGATCCATCGTGGCATTTGGATGTCTGGTTGCCAAGTGGGACATCATCAGACTTTTTAGAATCATTCGAGAGGCTGCTGATGTCAGTTCACTTATGCGACTGAACTTAAAGTCTCTTCTGAACAACTACGGTTTGGTGCCAGCAACCAGGTGGAAAGAGGTGTTCACAAAGATCTGCATGGAGTTGTCCGGAAAGGAAGATTTCACATTTCAGGAACTCAAGGATTGGTGCGGGCTGGACTTTTACGTGTCGGCATACAACATCACGTTGCAGAGGAGTTGTTACTTTTCACATCACACCCATCCTGACATGTCGGTGTCTCACGCAGTCTGCATGAGCATCAGCATTCCATTTTTGTTCGAGTCCGTGGTCTATCAGGGACATCGCTACGTAGACCTGGCAGCATTCGAAACGTGCCCACTGACTCCCTTCATGGGAAAGGACATGGAAGAACTTGTTTCAATTGAACTGGATCCTGAACCCTCGATGGAGAAGCCACCCCACATAGGGTCGTTTGTTGATTTCATACAACACTTTATCACTTCGATTATGAGAAATAGAGTGGTCTATGAAAAGCCTACGATCTACATTAAGATGAAAGAAGGCGAGGCATTTAATTTTTCTATGGACGATGACAAGAAAACGGAACTATTCTATCATGGTTATCTCACCGGAAAGCGGTTTCTCAAGATAGAACACGAAGAATGTCCCTCAGAACCAGAGCGGCAACCCCCACCATGAAGAGGACCACCATGTAACCCAACTCAGAATCCATCACACCCTCGACCTCATAGAACTCCACCCTGTCGGTGGGGAATATTCGGTCAGCAGCTTTCTCAGGAGCCGGCGGTGCCTTGACCGTTTCCTGAGGAAGCCCTCCGTAGGCATCATCAATGGAACAGTAACCTACCATTATTTAATATCAACTAGGAAATTATTTACAATTCAAGTGTCATCTTCCCCTTCTTGCCCCTCTTTTTCTTGGGAGCAGTAACCTCGACGTCCTTGACCGACTCGCCATTCACGCTCACAATGTCTGAGATGTCGTCCTCAATGTTGCCGTCACTTGACGGTCCCGCTGGCGGGCGAATCTCCTCCACGTCGCGGGTCGTGGTGGACTGGGGATTCATGAAATTGGACATCAGCGACGAAAGATCCATGCTTGGTCCCTGGACCTCCCTCCGGGCGACGGGTGGCGGCGGACGAGGATCCACGTTCCTTTCTTGGGCGCTCTTGGCGGTGTTTGCCACGGCAGACATCATGTTCTTGATGAGATCTGGATTCTGCTTAATCACGTCGTTCATCTGGGGCATCGCAGACTTGAACATCGAGTGGGTCAGATGGAACATCGTCGCCGATCCACCGAGCATCATCATCAACTTCAACTCAGGTGCCATCTTCGCCTTACCGCGATATTTGACGTAAAGTTCCTCGAATACATCATCATAGTCATCCACGCCGTCCATCACCGACTCAGACCATCCGTCCAAATGGATGTCCAGAGGATTGTAGCGCTTGTTCAAAAACTCGATTCCAGTCACACAGGCGATGAGCATGCGCCTTTGCATCTTGACAGACTGATCCACCTCGATCGAGTAGGACATCCTCTTGACCTCACCACGGATGTCGTGGATCGACGAGTGCATGTTCAGACGCTCGATGGAACGAATCCCCTTCTTCTCCAGGCGAGTGATCTTATTCAATAGGTCAGCCTTTTCGTCATCGATGGACTTGTACCCAGGAGAAGGCGCTTCGTCATCATAGCCTCCCTCGAGACCAACGCCACCTCCATAGTCATCAAACGCCTCACCATGATCTTCCGGCTCTTCCTGTGGCGGCGGAGGACGTGCCGAAGGCGTCTGCTTCCCGTGGTTGGCAAATGCCATGAATGAAGAAACAGGTGCCTCGACAGGGCGGTCATTCATGCTCGGGTTGTTCGTTCGCTTGCGCTTCGTGGCATCCAGGACGACACCATTGAAAAGATCCTGCTCGTCATTGTCCAGGTCGACCATGATCTCGCTATTATTATCAAGTTCAATCTCGAAATCCTCCATGTCTTCTGGTGTCAGTCTATAAACTTATCATCAAGTCTTTAACGCAGAAAAAAATCAAATGTCTTAGTAAAGAAGTATGATCAGTAGTCAGTTTGCCCTCGTGCTCGTGATTGCCATCGTGGTGCTCATGTACGTCAAGTGCTTCATGGGTATGAAGAAGAGTGGATACAAGTTGTCCCCGGAGCCAGTGGAGGTTGAGCCCATGGTCAGCGGCGATGCCATCACCAAACTTCCTTATAAGCTGGACTGTGTGCCCGGTCCAGGCAAGGATGCCGCTTACTACACCAAGGACCTCACCCCTGGTGGATACTGTGGTGATCAGGCGCTCGTCAGGGATGCCATGTCCTACAAGATCCTCGGCGGTATCGGAGGATCTCTCCTTGAGAAGTAAATTAAAGAGAAGAAAACAAGGGTAAGTACGAAAAACAATGTCTACCGAGGATGTGATGAAGGAGCTTACCGAGATGCGCAAGGAGATCAAAAGTCTCACCAAGTTGGTTCGCAAGATCGCCAAGGTTCAGGATGATCCCGATGGGTCCAAGGCCAAGGAGCGCGCCGCCAACACCGGGTTCAACAAGCCCAGCAAGGTCACCAAGGACCTGACCGACTTCATGGGTCTCGCTGAGGGCACTGAGGTGTCCCGCACGGACGTGACCCGTTTCGTTAAGCAGTACGTCAAGGACAAGGGTCTGTCTCACCCAGAGGATGGACGAAAGATTATTCAGGATGAGCCGCTGAAGAAGCTCCTGCAAACACCTCAGGGAGAGACCCTCTCTTATATGACTTTGCAGAAGCACATCTCCAAGCACTTCATCAAGGCTTAAACAAAAAACGCACCCTAATTTTAGAAAATGATATCCACTCAGGAGGTTGAGGCCATCATCGGCACGAACATCAAAAACATCGATGTGTACCGAAAGGCTTTCAAGCATAAATCTTCTGTTCAACACGATGGCGTCGAGGGTTCCTATGAAACGTTGGAATTTATGGGCGACTCCGTGTTGGGCTTTATTGTCACCAAGTACTTGTTCGATAGGTACGAGAATCTGCAGGAGGGATTTCTAACTCGTGCGAGAACAAAGATCGTCTGTGGAAAGACGCTGGCGGATGTGTCTGCCAAATTGGGATTTCACAACTGGGTTCAGATGGATGAAAAGGGGATGAGAAATGGATGGAACAACAACCCAAAGATCCTCGAAGATGTCTTTGAGGCATTTGTGGGTGCCATCTACTTGGACCTCGGGATGATCGAAGCCAAGAAGTTCGTCCTGGGCGTCCTGGATAACCCAGACCTCATCCGTTTGGATAGACTGATGGTGGATGACAACTACAAGGACATCCTGATGCGTGTCTGTCAGTCTCAGAAGTGGGATCTGCCTGAATATCGTCAGTTAGATCACGTGGATGCCACCAAATTCAGGGTGGGTGTCTATGTCCAGGGACATCAGTGGGGAACAGGCAAGGGATCCACCAAGAAGGAAGCCGAACAGGCTGGTGCCTACTTCACCTTGAAGCGACTCGAGGAGAAACTTGAAAAGAGACTGGTTCCATCCAAGCGAC